AACAAATCGAAGACCTGTATTTCCATCTGATATCAATAGATGAATTCGAGGGTACCGTTGTAGATTTCGTTGAACAAACAAAAAGGGATATGATTCAAGTTGAAAACTACGAAGGAGTTGCGGCTCTAGAAGAGATAAGTAAAAAAAAAGGATGGTTATAAAAATTAACGAAGGATTTCACACGCTGGTTGATATTGAGAGTTTAAGCGATAATGAAAAGTTGTTTGCAGCGTATCTAAGTGAAATATATACACAAGTAGAATCCGATACTTATCTCTTCTTCGTATCTCTTGATTTGAGAACACTCTTGAACCTACACGAACGATGGGATCCCACAAGACCATGGACTAAAAAGCGGTACCCCAACCTATTCAAAATGTATGACTGGGTATTCTTAGATTACAACAATATCGGAGTACGCCCTAAGTACATTAGAAACCAGTGGGCAAATGGATTAACAAATCCAGAGTTAGCGAAAGAACCGTTAACGTCTACAGAAATTACGGAGCCCCGCCTCGAAGCTATGTGGTGGTATCTCCTAGGAACTTTAGCGCACAATCCCGTTTCAGAATTCGGCATTCGCGAAACTATGAATGTGCAAAGAGCTTTCCGCTTCCACCGTGATTACATCATACAACTTGATGAACAGTGGGAGATTAAAGAAAGAAAGAAGAAAGATGTCAGTAGAACAGTGGATAAATAAAAACTATCCAAATATAATAGAATGGGCCCAGAACATTACCAAGAGTGATGAACTATCAGAAGACCTAGCACACTATGCGATTGAAACTTTCTTGACGCACAAAAGACTTCAAGAGATTATTGAGAAAGAAACTGCGGACCCCGGCTTCGGGCATTGCCGTGGTTTCATTCTTGCAATTATGAGAAATTCGTGGCATGGAGCTAAATCAGAGTTCACTCGATATTACAAGGCCCACCGCGCGGATATTGGTCACCGTAAGAAGAACATTACAGAAGAAGAATTCTTAGTGCGCCTCGAAGGGATCGTCCGCTCAGACTATGATTTCCAAAAAGATTTTATGGTAGAAGCAATCACCGGAATTTTAGAAGAGATGGAAATCGACAATAAATCATTGTGGTATAAAGGTCGCCTTTTCAAAATGTGGTTGGATACACCGAACTTTAGTAAACTAAGCCGCGAGACCGGAATCCCAAGAACCTCAATTTCAAATGCGGTAGAAGACGCGAAACTTTACATATTATCAGAACTTAAAAAAAGGAACATTGATTATGACTTATAAAATTTATCATATACCAGGCGTTAAGATTGGCATGACTAAATATATAGAATCTCGTATTAGACAGCAAGGTTTCAAAGAGTATGAAATTCTAGAAGAACACGAAGATGAAGCGGTAGCCGAGGTTAGAGAAGTTGAGTTGCAAAGACAGTACAATTACCCGGTCAATGGGAAGTACTCAAAAACTGTAAGACATCACTTAACACACGAAGACCGTGTAAGAGGTGGTAAAAACTCACCATTCGGAACTTTTGAAGTTTGTAGCAAGGGCGGATTAAAAGGTGGCCAAACAAATAAAGAATCCGGACACATGTCTAGATTGGGAAGTCAATGGAAAGGCAAAACACAAAAAACTATGGAATGCCCACATTGCGGTAAGGTAGGTGGGAACGCTATGAAAAGATGGCATTTCGATAACTGTAAAAATAAAAACTAAACTATGATTTTTAACATCCTTGGCTTAGCAGCCCTCGCACACCTAATGGTTGATATCTTCCAATACTTAGAGATCAACTTTAAGCCGTTTAATTGTAACTTATGTATGGGCTTCTGGCTTTCACTATTCCCGTTAGTCATCCAATACGGCAACGACGGTTTCTTAGCTGCAGCAATGACTGGGGTAACCTCAGAAGTAATATACAGATTAATCCAAAGACTATGACACAAGAATTAGTAGACGCTTGGTTGGTGGCCAACAGAAAACTCTTCACACCATACAACAAGAAACCAGATTCACGCGAGACCGCCGATATCTTCAGTATAGCGAACTTTTACGAACCTGGCAAACACAAACCCAGTTCTTGCGGCCGCTGTCTCTACAACGCTAGAAAAGCTATTGAGAAGCACGCAAAATTTAGGGACTAAGTATATCTTAATATATAAAAAATATACTATAGCATTATGCCGTTTTATAAAGGTGACCCAAATATTAATATGAATGGTAGACCCAAAGGTGCCAAGAACAGAATCACAGAAGAACTGAGAGAGGCCTTTGCTATGCTACTTGAGAACAACCTCGAGCAGTATGAGATCTGGTTGAACCAGGTAGCCCAACAAGATCCAGCAAAAGCCCTGGACCTTGCGCTTCGTATTTCAGAGCGTTTCATACCAATGCTATCCCGCCAAGAAATCACGGGCAAAGATGGTGAAGACCTTTTCAAAAACGTTAAGTTCAAGTTTAACGGAACCGAAGAAGAGGAACCAGGCAATGGTGACTTCAATATTGACGAACTATGAAAAAGGGCATCGCAATCAAGTTAGTGGGCAAACCTCGCAAGAAGCGCCCAGGCATACATTCAAAGAAAAACAAACCTGCTAAACGCTACCGCGGTCAAGGTAAATAACTTATGGAAAACGAAATCTTTTGTGACGACTATTATGTGAGTGACCCAGGCGACGAGCAGGGCAGCGTATTCGATTACTTTAATAACCACCCATCAAGCGCAAAAGTGCATGGCGAATACGTTGATGAAACCGATGAAGAATGAGTCAAACCAAAACCTTTATTGGCTTTACACCAACAAGTCTTCAGAAGAGGATTTTAGCTGGTGTACTGGAGGGCCAGGAGAAATACCATGTAGTGTCGTGTGGTCGCCAAGTTGGGAAGACCATGCTTGCGATGAACCTTATGCTGTACTGGGCGATCAACTATGGTCCGTGCAAGATTATGTTCGTGAGTCCCGTGTATGCCCAGGCGGCGAAGGTACACAAGGAACTGTATGCAGCGATTGCACAGAGTGGGATTGTTGCCTCAAACAACTTTTCATCTAACGAACTTGAACTAAAGACGGGCACCCGCATTATCTTCCGTTCAGCTGAACGCTATGATAACATCCGAGGGGAAACTGTAGATTTCGCCTGCCTTGATGAATTTGCATTCATGAAGCCAGAGGCCTGGACAGAGGCCATCAAACCTACGCTACTAGTGCGAGGTCGCAAATGCCTTTTCCTGTCAACACCCAAAGGCAAGACACTTTTCTACGAACTTTTCTTAATGGGCCAATCCCCAGAGTACCCAGATTACAAATCGTATACTGCAAGTTCATATGAGACACCGTTCATCAATCCATCAGAGATCGATGAAGCTAAGCGCACACTACCTGAAGCGGTATTCCGCCAAGAGTACCTCGCAGAGTTTATAGATTCAGGTGGTGAGGTTTTTACAGACATCGACAAGAACTGTTTCCCGGCTTGGACACCTCCTGTAGGAAAGGTCTACTGTGGCGTGGATATTGGCAGAGCCCAGGACTGGACTGTGGCCACGTTTATGGATGCCTCAGGTAAAATAATAGACATATATAGGAACAACCAAATGGAGTGGTCACAGATGGTGAAAGACATCTTAAATCGAGTCCGTAAATGGAACGCTACAGTGGTAGTGGAAATTAACGGTCTGGGTGACCCTATTTTTGAAATGTTGAAGAAAGAATGGCCTGACACCCATCCCTTTACAACTACCAATACTTCGAAGAATGAAATCATCGAGGGAATGATCCTGGACATCAATGAGAACACTCTTAAGATACCAAGCCAGGACTTATTCTGGGCACTCTACTCTGAGATGACTGTGTTCACTTACGAATATAATGCAAAGACCCGTAGCATTCGTTATACGCACCCACCAACGGGACATGACGATACCATTATTGCAACAGCCCTTGCAAACTGGAACCGCAAGAAAAACAAGACACTCGGAACTTACAACTACGTTAAACCCCGAAGGTAATGACCTTATTTTAATGATAACAGTAGAAGAAATAAATCGAGAAGCGGCAAACAGAATTATAAAGCAAAACCTCTACCATATCCCAAAGAACGAGACATCCGTGACTACATAATGGTTAAGAAAGAAAACTGGGTACAAGAAGATCTGTGGGATGAGTACCAAGAGGTAATAAAAAAGGGTGAGACCGGAAACTCACCCTTGGGTATTTAACCCTAACTGTAATCAAACAAAACGAAACCCCCGGTTTTAACTAGTTTAGATTCTTATTATTTAGTCACCCATTTTTCAGTTTCGAAACGTTGCAACAACTCATAAATACGATTGTAGTGTTTCATCATCATATTCTCATTGGTATAAAGTTCAATATAGCAACCTTTATCCATTACTTTAAAAGTACCAGTATACGCATCTCTAACGGTACACAATCCAAAGCTAATGCTAACGTTGTGTTGTTGAGGAAACCAATCATAGTGTTGTTTACGGTCTTTCCATAATGAAATGTATGGAAGCTCTGCTTGAAGATGGGTATATGGTGTAATGTATTTACAATATGTTTCGAGGTACTTGAACTGTTCATCGAATGAAAGGTTTATGAACTCATCTGTTTGAAAGTATTCAAGATAATTAATGTTTGCTTCTGGGTTTAATACTTGATTTTCCATTTTATTTATAGTACTTGTAAAGTGTGAGATAAGAACTTGTCTTTTATCTGAGCCATTGAGAACTTGGTGGCCTTCACACTGAAAGCTTTAAGTTGTGTTTTAAACTCATTGATACCTTCTTTGCTGTAAGGTAACACCTCACAGTAGTTCATAAGTTCTTCTTCGTGTGTTACACCATCTTTATCAACCCATGAACGGTCAAGTTCCATACTCAGACACATTTTATCTTCTAGCATTTCTAAGCTAAAATGGTAGTACGTACCCTCGAGCGCCGCGGCTTTGAAGCTTTGCTTGTCTAACATAACGATGTTGAAGTAAAAGTGACCGTAACTATCCCACATTGAATAGTTGTTTACTTGTTGGAATGGTACGCTCTTAAGGTTGAACGCTTTCTGGATTTGGGTGTTTACTGTTTGTGCTTTCATTGTTACTTTATTTTAGCGAGGTTACCCTCATTGTTACTATATAAATATACGAAAAGTATTTGACACTAAAAAATATACGGATAACTTTTTTTGGTCAAGTTACTAACAATTTGATTCAAAGATTACATCAGACCAACAAATAAGTTGAATGATTTGATGGCTAACAGACATTAAAGAAGGTTGTTTATCAATGAAGTCACTCACAATCTTTTTAGTGCCATCTTTACCAACTGTAATCATAGTAGCGAATGCGCGATACCACATACGTTCTTCGGTACCATTGGGACACGGGTCGGACCAGGTTTCAGTGTGATAACTCATAATGTAACCAAAGGTGTTCCATTGAGCATCGGAGATAGGTGCATAGCTTTGCGATTCACCATACTGTTCGTGGTAGAAGTTAGCTTTAGTCCATTCTACCCATTCGTTAGCGATTTGTTGCTTTGTCATTTTTTTGTTGTTTTTAAGATTACTCATTCATTAACTATATAAATATACGAAAAGTATTTGACATAAAAAAGTATTAGTAACTTTTTTTTAGTCAAGTTACTAACAATTTTAGTTTGTCATTTCATTAAAACAAGTCATATATATAATTTCTTGTGCAACTGCTTTAGGATTAACTCTAATAGCAACACACCATTCTAAAGACTGTTGCAAAGCAGCAATGACTAATTCTGCATTTGTCATTTGAGTATGTAGTGGAAACAAAAGAGTTTTAGTGTGATCACCGTACGTAAATGTAATATTAGGTTGAGAGTGATCATGGTAATCATACTCGGGTACACTAAATTTTACAGTTAGATACTTTTTACCAACATATTTACGATAAGTTGAACCTCGTGTAAATCCATTACCACCAGCCATAACTAACTTAAATCGATTTGCTTTTGTCCAAGTCTGTTTTGCTTTTTGATTTTCAATTATTGTCATTTTGATTTTAGTTTTACAAGTTAATTTCCCAAG